CCGTCTTTTCCATCAACTCCTGAATCGCCTTTGGCTCCTTGGATTCCGTCTTTTCCATCAACTCCTGAATCGCCTTTGGCTCCTTGGATTCCGTCTTTTCCGTCAGCTCCTGAATCGCCTTTGGCTCCGGCTGCGCCTTTTTCAAGCTGGCGTCCCTCTAAACTTTTTATGCGTGCAAGAATAGGTGTAATTTCTTTAGAAAAATATTCATGTAATCCAGACATAAATTTTTCAACATCAATTTTCATCTACAGTCTCCTTTATAAAACTTTTACGAAACAACAATTGCAACGCCTTATCCGTCTCATCCTCTTCAAATTCGGACGGATCTATAGAAACAGGCTTAGAGAATGGCTTATTTTTATCGCGCTCATCCAGCGCAGCCAAACTATAATTCTGCTGCTGCAAGTATGGAGTGCTGCCGCCTTTGACTGGCAATAAATTAAATTTTTTTCTCGCTTCATTTGGAGAATAAATACCTCCAACAACACCTTTAACTGCTGTGTCCATTTTTAAAGTAAAATCCATACGCATCAAATCTTCTAAATTAAATTCAGTGCCATATTTTACAGGCAACATCAAACCTTCATTTAGCAAGCACTCTATAGATTCTATGTGCCGCTGAAGACAATCTGAATAATATTTTCTATCCAAAGTTTCAGTGTGCTGGTATGTCGGGGGTGCACCAACATGCACCTTGTATGGTGGCACTTTATAAACAGAGCATATCTTTTCATCTGTCCACTTCATTTGCTCAACCATGGTAGAGTCTTTTGCAGTAACAGACATCGCTTCATATTTCAGTCCATCACCAAGCACTGCGACTTTACCTGCATTGTCGCCTGTATAATTGTTTTTCCAATATTGTTTAATGCGGTTTGCAACTTCTTCTTTAATTGTTCCTGGTGCAGTCAAAATGCCTCCAGGACGTGAATTGTTTTCAAAAAATTTTGCCGAATTTTCTTGCATTGCTAAGCCTTGAGTTGTGGCTAAATTCGCAGCATAAAGCGGTGGCACACCCACCAAAGGATGAAAAAGACATTCCATTGTGTCGTGAATTATTTCTTTTGCAGGGATAATGCCGTCCTCATTGATGCGTGTCAAGTTGTCCTTGCGCGCGCGATAAAACACGTCGCCATTCTCTGCCACAAGAGGTTCAATTTTTGTTGGATCCAAAACATACAAAGCGATAACCACACCGCGATTGTCACGCACCTTTAAAATATATGTATTGCCGTGAGCTAACTTTGAAATGAGCCAGTTCTCAATAAATTTTTGACGTGTCTGATATTGGTTTGGTCTGCGCAGCACAGGCGTAAATGCTGGACTTGGACTTTCAGCCCAAATCCCATTTTTGTTTTCCATCAATCGCAGCCTAAGTTTTCCAATGTCAGCCGCAATCTGAGTGATACACGCATAAACTGTAGGATGAGCAAAAGCGTCTTGCAAACTTACAGGATCGTCAGCTTGCCACGCGCTAGGATATTGCCCAAAATATAAAGGAATCCAAGCACGTGCAGCATCTACAGGAGAAAACGATTTAATTGCAAGCGATTTTTTACGCAACCATTCCATTATGCGCATAATAAATTAGCCTCTTTCCCATTTAGCTGATCTTCTTTTTTATCTTTAAGTTTAACTTTAGATCTAACTTTACCTTTTGACTTAGGATTTAACTTTACTTTAAGTTTATCTTTCGGCTTTGACTTGTCTTTCAATTCAACCGGATGGACATCGGAATCATCAACAACTTTTACCGCTTTAATTGCGACAAGAATGTTCAAATCTTTCTCGCGGAAAATATTATATACAGAGCCTCTTTTGTGCACCGACCCAGCATAAGGATGTAAGCGTAATGATTGCACTTTCATTTTGACAATTCCCTTCTTGGTTTGAAAGTAGACGAAAGTTTTTGAGGCTTTCGTCTACCACAATTATAACTAACTTTAGCTGCTAGCACCATAATCAGCATCGTCGATATACTGAACAACACCAGCACGGCGTAACTGAAAATTAACAGGGCGCACAATTTTAATAGCTGTGCTCTCTGATTGGAACATAGAAGTAAATTTCTCACTCGCTGCCACAGGAGTATCTGTCGCACCGGTTGGCGTTGTACCCTGCTCAATCATAGCCTCACGACTGATTGAAACTTGAATGCCCATATCGCCGATGCGATAAATGTCGCTCGGCTTCAACAGCATCATGTGGTTTGCATTGACATTGTCGCCAGTAACAACTACGTCACCAAGTAAAGTTCCACCGTCCTGATTAATGCCGGCAAACTCAACTAATCCTAATGCGTTGACAAGCAGCTGAATCCCTTTAGCCAAAGCCGGATTCATAACCAACTTCAATCCAGAGGCATTTTTTGCAGTTATGAAAGACGCATAAAGAGCTTTTATATCTGCTCGCACTCCAGCTGCATCAACACCCTCGCTGGCTATAGCAGAAAGACCATTAAGTACACCTGCAGGCGAAACGCCAGCAGAAGCGGCAGTGGCACTCAAGAAAGTACCATCAATACGCTGTGCAGAAGCATCAATTAGAGCGTCACGAATCAATTGCTCTGCTGCCGGTGTCGAATCCCTCAGCAACTCATTTGAAATAACCGCTATTGCTGCAACTTTCAATGGCGTTAAATTGACAGCACTGAAAGATTGTCCTGAAGCAGGAATTGCTTTAGACTGACCAACCCAATATCCAGTCGCTGTCCCGTCTTGCCCTTTGATCTGCACATTCGCAGGCACTTCTCTTAACCCTAATCTATCAAAAACTGTTTTTGAAGTTAGGAAAGAGATGAAATCTCCTGTATAGCGTGCGTCTGCAGCAACTAACTCAGCACCCCACTCTCCGGATCCAGAACCGCCGCCCGCAACGTCAGCTTTAACACGGTCAACCAACATTGGATTAGATCTTCCCCAACGCTTCTGAGCGATTGCCAAAGGTGATATCCCATCTAGATTGGCAAGTGCTTTTGCAATCACCAATCTTGTATAAGCTTGCCCTTTAAACTTATCAGCTGCATCTTCCTTTTTAATCAAAATTGTAGGTGCAGTTTTTACATACGATTTTACCGGCACCGCTGTGCCAGCAGTAACGATCTCTGCTCTTTTTAAACGGATGTCATTATCAAGCCCTTCAATTTCACCAGTCAACTGGTCAAACTCTGCAACATCTTCTGCACCAGCTGTTTTTGCTTTAATACCCCCAGTTAATTCTTCTAAACGAGCAAGTTTAACTGCTTTCGCTTCCGCGAGTTGTGCTAATTGTTCTTGTAAAGTCACCTTTATTCCTCCTAGTTTTTTGCCCACAACGCTGGGTAATATTTTACGGCTTGACGCAGCCTTAATTGTAGTAATATTAGCCTCAATATTGCATGGGATAGTGACTGCTGAAAGCTCAAGCCACGCCCATTTCAATATGTGCATTCCATAATCAGTGCCATCAATCCAGTTCCATTCAACTGGGTTAAAACCTACAGACAACCCACGCACAAGCTTGGTCTTTAGCATCTGCCATGCTTCCGTTAGCCTGTCCTTAAGCCTGCCTTCTTCCTTGATGTCCGCCACTTCACCTTCAATGTCAATTCCAGCGGCGGTAACTTTGGCTTTTGTTATCCATCCAACCGGATCTAATATATCGTGCTGCCATAGAAACGGCATCGGCAATTCAAACTCTGCACCTTTCGGATCCATAACATCTTGCGCTCTGTCTGGAGTCGGAGTTGTAGCTATACCTTTAAATGTTCGCTTGCCATCGCCATCCTCGCTGGTCGATTTGATTGTAAAAACTGAATACGCTTTATTTTTCACTCTTACCTCCTAAGTTATCCACACACAAACATTTCATATTCTGGATCTTCCTTCTTGATGTCGCGTGCTTTTAATCCCATCCCCATCGCTGTCGCAACAGCACCATCTATCCTAAAACGCGCCTTGCTTTTATCCATCTTACGATTGCCTGATGGGTCTTTCAAAACAACCGCATTGGAAAAATTCCAAGTCATGCAAGGATTGCCAGCGTGTTTAAAAGTCCTCTCAAGTATCGCAACTTCTAAAGCATCAATCGCCGGCGCCATATCCTTAAATCCTTGTCCCCACGGCACCAATCTCAATGCGCCGGCAATCTCGTCGTCCTTGCCGTCCTGATACGCAGGCACTCCAATAGTATCCAACTCACGTAGCAAATCATTTATTCGCCACCGATCATAAGCCATACCCAGTACTTTATACTTACTCAAAATTTCGCCGAGCTGTTGTGCCACAAAACCATAATGTACGGCGCGTCCTGGTGCAGCATAAATTGCCTCTTGCTTTTCCCAAAGGGTGTATGGCACACGATCTCGAGTTTCATGTTGTTGCAATGTATCAGCCGGTTTCCAAAACCAGCACTTAGCTCTGTCTCCGTCCGCTGCGCTGACAGCAACCAAGGCTGTCAAATCAGTCGTAGCTGATAAATCTAAAGCTAAATATATCTCTTCACCATCTTCAAAGATCATCTGCTTATCCAAGCACCCCAACCACTCAGCACGAGGTATCAAAGGAGATACAGCACTACTACGTTGGTTTAAATATAAGTTTCTAAATGTCGCCTCAAACGACGGCAGCCTTTTTGCCCTTGCAGCCAATACACGCATATCCTCAAGACTTCTAAAATCATCTAACGCCGGATTGGCTTTATACCAAACTTTCTCATCAAAAATATCTTCAACTTTATCATCCACAGCATATAAATGAACCACCGTCGTCGGATCTCGACCACTCAACCCATCATCAATCAACTGACTTAGCGTGTGCTGTGGATCTGCGCTTTGCGTGCTAATAGAAATGAAAAGCGGCTCTTCGCGTGCGCCCATTGATGTATCCAAAACATCATAGAGATTTCTGTTTGGTGCTTGCGCTAACTCATCATAAATAACAACTGTCGGATTTAATCCATGTTTAGTCCCAGATTCAGCACTCAACGCCCTGTAAAAACTTCCATTGCTATAACAAGCAATTGTTTTGGTTGAATCGACCATCCTCAGCAAGCTCAGCAACTCTTCATCGGCTTTAATAAGTTGACAACAAAATTTGTAAACTTGCGCTGCCTGTTCACGTTCTGTCGCTGCAGAATAAATTTCTCCATTATTTATTGATTCTGGGCCAATCAAATGAACCAGAACAAGAGCAGCAATCAAAGCGGTTTTCCCGTTCTTTCGTGCGATCGAAAGCACCGCGCGCCTCACCAATCGACGCCAACCTTTATTGCTTTTTTTGTGAGGAGCATAAACATCAGCAATAAATTTTTTCTGCCACTTTCGCAATTTAAAAGGCTTGCCGTTGCCTTCTCCTGACGGAACAATCAAACATTCAATAAATTTGATTATGCGGTCAACACGCTTTAAATTTCGTCTAGTTGCGATTATCATCATTCGCCTTTTTTCTGCTTTTCTCCCATCAAACCTGCAAACTTGCTTGATGCTTTAATAGCTGGCGGCATTTTCAAAGAACTTCTTGACGCTGGGTCCAACCCTAACTTAGATCCTAGTGTTGAAATAATTAATATAGCTTTATTTTGAGCACTTAATACCGGATGTGCTTTAATTTCACCATCACTTGTTACGATAGTCAATCCTTTTTCAGCCACCATTTCTGTGGCTTCTCTAAACTGTCCAACCGCAACACAAAAAGCTGCTAACATAGCAGTATCACAAGATGCGTAAAGCTCATTGGGCATAGAATCAACAACTTGCGTCCATACTTCAGCAGCATATCCGATTACGTATATAGGCATCTTCAAACTGCCCTCAGGAATTGGAGCATCTCCATTCAATGCTCTTTTCCCTGCATTGCCTTCTAATTTCTTCAGTATATCTGGCTTTTTTCGTCTGCCTCTAGCCATCTTAAAATTCTCCAGTTTTTTACCGTTTGTCTGAATTTTGCCAATTTTGCGATATTTAAATTACGTT